TAATGACTTTGTGCGTAAAGCATGTCAGGGCGAACACATGACATTATTTGAAGGCCACTTTAAGCGTACATTTATCAGCATTAACGACCTAGTACGTAGCTTTGCTTGGGGCATTGAACGCTTTGACGAAATGAAAGGTCAAGTATGGAATGTAGGTGACGAAACGCTTAACCATACTAAACTAGAAATATGCGAAACTATTAAACGTCATATACCAGACTGGACCTTTGAGAATAACACTACACTAGCGCATGATCAAGACGGTCGTAACTACTTTGTTGACTATACTAAAATACGTGAACTAGAATTCTCTGCAAATGAAACATTAGATCAGGGAATACAAAACTTGATTAAGGTTTATAAAAGTCTCGTATAACTTGACAAATTTCCATAATATCATAATCTAATAGATCTGCTTGTCCTGGTAGTTGTAGTCCTCTAGCACCAATATAATCAGTTGTAGGAGTAGCAGTTGTCCATTTGCTGTGAAATGGTTGTGAAGTTAAACTATCGTAAACTGCTCTGCATCCTATGTGCATGCTACGCAAATACTCAGCAAGTTCGTCACGATTTTTTACTAGTATTTCCGGATATGTTGGAGTTACTTCTAGCAAATTAGTAGGAACAAAGTCTACTGTATCTGACAGTTCACGCCAATACAATTCATAAATTTCTTTCTTACGCTCTACAATCTCAGGTAGTTTGCGCATTTGTTCTACGCCAAAACTGGCTTGTAAATCCGTAAACTTAAAGTTCATACCCATTACATTGTACACTTCACCTACGCCCACTGTGCGTCCGAAGTTTTTGATAGCATGTATACGTTCGCTTAGACCAACATCATTTGTTATGATACATCCGCCTTGTCCTGTTGTAATAATTTTAGGTGCACCAAAACTAAACACACCAACATGACCCATTGTTCCAATATGCTGATCACGATGCCAACTGCCTAAGGCTTGTGCGGCATCTTCAATAACAAAGTGTCCACCATCTTGTAGCTGTTTTATTTGATGATGATAATCAGCTGGTGTTCTTCCGTTTATGCTTGCTACATAAACAACACGGTTTTGTACTTTACTAAAGTTTAGAGTATATGTGTTGGGATCAACATCAATAAAATTTGGAGTAGCACCCATTAGTATACTACCATTTGCAGTAGCGGCTTGAGTGTATGCTGGGCAGTCAAATGTCTCTCCAGACTTAATGTTACTGAGCATACTGCAAAGTAGTAGTCCCATTGTGGCACTTGGAACCATATGAGCGTACTTTGCACCAGTATAGTCGCAGATCATTTGCTCCAACTCTCTTGTCTTAGTGTGTTCCATAATCCAACCACCACTGTCAATATATTCTTTGACACTGTTGCGTTCTTCCAGTTCGTACACTGGGTTCATATGACTGTTAGGTGTTAACATTTTTTCCAAACCTTTCTTCTATTAGACGTGCAAGATTCCAGTACCCAGTATACCAAGTTAATTTATAATTATCATGTGTGTCACTGACAGTTTGAGGTACTGTTAGTTCACGTAATGTTGCTCCAAAAACATTAACAGGGTTACCTTCCACGTCCTTGGGAGTATACTCCAATTGATTAAATTCGATAAAATTAAAAAACTTACCAAGAGATGCATGTATATTTAATCCCAAATAATAGTTACTATGGTTAATAAAGTTCTTAAAATTAATGTCGTGTGTTTGTACAGCTTGTTCTAATATAAAGTCCGTATAATGCTTTGCATAATGTATCATACCTTCTTTGTTAAACATTAAAGATATATCGTGTGGAAAATGATGTATATGTAATTTTCCATCTGCCCTTTGTCTTGTATACATTACTGTAGGCAATTGATAGATATTAAACACTTCTGACCTTAGCGAATTTGATAATAGGAAAAAATTTTGAAATGTTGTGTTGTCTTCTATACTATAAAAAACATTCTTAAACAACTCAGGCTCAAGTTGAGTTGCATCTACTGATGAAAAATGTCTAGTAGCATTGAAATAAACACCGTCATATCTAACTTTCATTACTATTGTATTATTGTCAATATCATCAAACATGTCTGGATATTTTTTATAAGCAGATCCAACTTGGAAGTGTTGTCCAAAGCCGTAAACACTTTTTATATCTGTATTGTTTAAAGTTGTTTGTATTCGACTAAGAACTTCTTTATTATTGTCAACATAGTAAAAATTTATATTGTCTGCCTCGCTAAACACATTCTTACAGTATTCCTCAAAGTCGTTTTGTTTTATGTTTAAGTGATGCTCGTCAACTGACTGTTTATGTAGGTAAGAAACAACATTATTATACTTTTCAATGTCATCGGGGTCAAACGTTTTAGTAGTATCGTATTGATTAGGATAAAAAATTTTTGTTACATCTTCTGAATCTTTTATAGTGTTGAACAATTTAGAATAGATGTTGCCAAACCCAGACAGTCTGTTACAGATATGACCGCTTAGTAATTCGTCGGTGTCATAGACAATAAATTTACAAGTAACTTTTATATTTTTACTCTTGCATTGTTGGAAGAAACGGTTGTATTCTGTTAGTGCAAATTGTTCCCATTTTTCTGTTCCAAAATAACTTAACCTTCCCACAAACAATAAACAGTAGTGGTCAAAGTCATGAGTTGTTTCTTTGACATCTGAGATATCATCAGATACTGTCACATTAAAATTTGGATAGTGACTAGGAGCGATTGTATATTTAAAGTTTATCATTTACACTATTTTTCCGATCTGTAACCCAATTGCTTATATACGGTGCTAATACATTATGTGCTTCTGGTCCTAAGTGGGCATCAATATAAGTTTTTTGACTCTTGAGGTACTGTTTAGGATGATTTTTTGCCAAGACTTGGTGTACAGTTTGATCTCCAAGTATATTATATGATTTTAAAGTTTGCATTCCTTTAAACTTATTAGTAATCTCTTGTTTAACATCAATGTCACTACCCCAAAAGAATATACCAACACAATCTGTTACTGTCTGTGCAGCAAATATCATAGACATTACTTCTTGTTCTAGCTTTAATAACGCATAAGGGTGTGATTGTTGTTCTACTCGATTTACTAACTGCATCATTGAGTCATACCATTCACCACACCATTGAGTATAGTCAAAAGATTCTCGCTTAACCCATTCTATTTCATCGTGCTCTGTTCTTCGTTGTAACCATTGATTATCGACATTATGCATAGTACTCCAAAACTGTAGTTGTTTGTGATGCTGTTGTTGTCGGTTTCTTGTCGACTTTGTTTTTTGCCAACATGCATACATTTTTAAGAAGTCGTTCCACCAACCAGAATAATAAGCGTCACTATCAGATCTCCAAGTAATTGTTTTATGTGTCATTTTTCCTTCCAGAGTTAATCTAGGAAACGATCCGTGGTCATAAAACAAACGTGGTTCAATAATAATAGCATCAGGCCGCTGTATAGTTTTATCACTGACAGCTATCTTTATAAAGTCAAATATTTGTAAATTTTGTGCACCGCTAGTACCAAAGTTAATAAAAGACTGTCCTGTTTGGTTACCAACTAACTCTGGGTAACTGGCTTTGCCCTGCTGTTTTATACCATCAGCAAATCCATCAGTATGGCTTGTGCCAAAAAACCAAATCATAAATTATTATACCACTCATATGTTTCTGCTAGGGCTTCTTCCAAACTATAAAGTGGTCTCCAACCTAATGACGTTAACCGCTGATTACTAATTGCACGATTACTGATACCTTCAGGACGGGTTGTATTATAATACAGTGTACCCTGAAATCCACTAATACGTTTAAGTGTTTCAGCAAGTTCACGTATAGTTGTTTCTACACCACTGGCAATGTTAACTGTATCGTACTTGTCGTTGTTTAATGTTAAATCCATAGCACGTACAGCATCTTTAATGTAAAGTAAGTCTCTACTCTGGTTGCCACTGCCCCAAATTTCTATCTCACTGTGATCTTCACGTACCGCAGTTACAAACTTTTGCATTAGCGCACCTACTACATGGGCATGTTCTCCTGTACGGTCACCAGGACCAAACATGTTTGTACATACGGCAGTACGCCACTTAGTACCACGTTTATCGTTACTAGCACGACACTGATACATACCCACTAGTTTTGGTAGTGCTGTTGTCAAATATCCATCAAAAGGTTTACCTTCTAGTAGTTGTTGTTCCATAAACGGTTGTGGACCATGCTCTGGATAACTGCATGTACTGCCTTGCAGTAATACACGATCAACACCAGCCTCAGCACAGGCCTCAAACAAATTGTTTTGTATGTTTAGGTTTCGTAACATTAATTCAAAGCTACGATCCAAATCTTCCTGTAATCCACCAACTGTTGCAGCGTTAATTACCACATGGCTAGGAAGCTCACGTTTCATTTCAACTATAGTACTTGTACGATCAGTATAGTCTATGGTCTTAGTATTGCCGCCTATTGTCGTATTAATAAATTCGTTATAGTTACGTCCAACTAGTCCACGGTTTCCAGCTATATAATATTTCATACAAGTTCCTCAATTATCTCTTGACAGCGTACTGGGTCATAGTTTAAACTAACGCTATTCTTATTAAATGAACTGTTAGTTAAATCTAGATCTTCATAGTATAGTTCAGTGCCATCATATTGGTCAACCCAGCGTTCATTATTAATAATATCATGTGCTGAGTTTTTAAATACTTCGTAGTCAATATCACCAGCATCGCCAGTTAAGTTATTACCATGCCATAACTGTGACTGTGTTGCTTTAGTCATGCTAAGTGCTTGTGCTAAACGATCTCGTCTTTTTAGTATTACAACTTCATCAGCCTGGTGTAGCATTTGATCAACAACATTTTGTGGTGTTCCCTGATACTTAATTAGTTTAACGCACCAAGAATCCATTTGCTTGATCCTACGCCAACGACTATAGTGTTCATTAATAACAACATCAAGTGTTGGTTGCTGTGTAAAGCTAATTTTATTCATATTATCATCGAAAGTATACATACAGTGTTGTTCTGTAATCTTCGGTCGGTTACACCATGCTGTGATGAAGTTTAAATCATTAAGTGCGTCTAAAAATACATCACTACATACACTAAAGTCTATTTGTTCATTAGACAATCGTGGCAATAGCATATCTTCTATATTCATACACTCACTAAGATTGTTTTCCTGTAAGTCGCAGTAAGCATGACTGCCACTACGGGGTGTCGCTAGTACAATTTTCTTCATACTGTATTACCTCCAATTCTGGCATCGCAATTACTATCTTACCGCCTTTGCGTAGCCAAGGTGTTAACTTGTCAACAAATAGTTGTTTAAAGCCAAAGTTTGGCACAAACAAAACATCTGCATCAGCTAGTGCATCATCTTCACTTACAATAGGTATGTTACTGCCTACAGTATAGCGTCCAATTTTATCAGGATGTATCTCAGCCGCACCAGTAAATAGTGTGTGATCTAATCCCCATATTTGTAACATAGTATTACCCTTGGTACTTGCACCATATACATAGCATTTTTTATTTTGTGATACATTGTCTTTAAGTAATGCTTTTAATAGATTTCCGTTTCGTGTTACTTTATCTACAAATTGTTCTAACTGTTGTTTTGTATTTTCCCAGATTTCAATACTTCCACTGTGGTAATGTCCAGCCCATATTTGATAACTACCACCTTGTATGTCATTAAACTTAACATCGTTAATTTGCAGTCCATTCTGTTCGTACAATTTAACTAGGCTTTTGTAACTGTAGTATTCTAAATGTTCATGGCACACATTACCTAAGTCACTCTGATCTAACATAGGTTTAAGTGTCATAAGTTGTGCAATGAATATTCCATCATCATCTAGTACGTCTGCTACACCTCGAATAAAGTCATTGGGATCATCCATATCATAAAACATACCAATAGCAGTCACAGCTTTGGCTTTGTTTACTAACTTTGTACTATCCCACATGCCAGGTAACACTACATCGGCATGCTCACAAAGTTTATTCCATAAGTTACTTGCAGGTTCACAACCTATACGTATGCGATCCGGGTCAACACCACTAAGTAATGTGCCATCATTTGCGCCAATGTCTAATACGCTGTCACCAGGCTGAGTATTTTCATTTATATACCCAGCAATGTCTAGCAGATTATTTTTTAACTTTGGGTTAAGGGCACTTTCATACCAATAATGATCTCCATATAATATATCAGGATCTACAGTATGCCTTAGTTGTACTAAATCACATTGAGTACACTGATCTAGTATCATTGGTGCACTGCCTTTGTTAACGTTGGGTGCAGTAGGAAAATCATTAATACATATACTACCAAAGTCAGCAACCATTTTTATTGAACTACCGCATACACGACATGTTTCTGCTTTATTAATAATTAAGCTCATTTTTAATCTTTCGTAATACATAATATGCTGTGCTCAACACTGTGCTCTTTAATATAAGGAGCAAGTAGTTCAGTAACCTCTGGTTCTGAATCATAAGGCCAAGGATGAGGTTGCATAATACACACGCCCCCAGGATTGAGTTGTTGTTTAATGCTGTCAATAAATGATTGCCATTCATGTACCTTCCAAGGCACAAAGAATGTATTAGTTATTCCGTTACTGTCAACAACTTGCCATTCTTTTGTTATTGTTGGTTCGATATCATTTCCTTTTTTAATACAATATAAGTCATGTATCTGCCAGTGCATATTTGTGTGCAATACAGTAATCAAATCATATGTCTTAGGTAAACTAAACTCTTTACCTGGTGACACTTCAAACTCAAAAGGCGCAATATCAAAAAGCTGATGCAATCGTTGTAAATCATCACGCACACCAGCATTATGGGCTGCACACTCTGTACATTCTACGTTAGTGTATCCCATCTCTTTAAGTATTCTAGGAAATACACCAAACCAAGTACCAACATCTAAGATGTTTGCATCATACGACAGCTCAGGAAAATACTTAATAGCAGTATCCCACCATCCTACGTCTGGGTCAACACTGTCTTTTAAATATCCTACATTACGTATGTTAATTGCAGGTTGCCAGTCAATTGACTGCATTGCATTTATAAATTGTTTTTCCATATTGTTATTGTTATGCTCTCTTGTGATGGTGTATGTCCATACCAGTCATCATGTGCTAGTATATAACAATAATCACCAGGTGTCAAGTGGTCCTCGAAATATACCTCACCATTAAGTTTTTCTATTTGCTGTGCTACTAGTAAACCATAGCTTCCAGTTGTATCATCAATACCTGGCTTGTAACTTTTACCAAGTATTATTACTGGTAACTTGGTACTTATCGCACGGTGTGCTAAGTGTTCTGCTTGCTTTATTCTAACTGTATGATTATTCCATGCTAAATCATATGGCAAGTCTCTACTAGCCCAACTCATCATTAAGTTATCTCTCGGGTGACATGGACCACCGTCTCCCCATCCTGGTGTCATATATGCTGGTCCAGTAATAAGTTTATCACATCCTTTAAGCCAGTCCATTACTTGATGTGCATTGGCATTGTAAACTGTACCCAAGTCGCCTACCCAATTAGCAAAGTTTATTTTTTGAATTATCCAAGCATTGTACATAGCTTTAGCAAGTTCTGCTTCTTCATATGTTCCCCAATGTTGTACACTTGGACTTAAAATACTGACTAGATTACTTACTTGTGAATTATAATCGCCACCAATGAACCAACAATCAGGATCTGTTAATCCTGACATTACGTCACCTTGACTAATAAGGAATGGCATGTAAACAAAGTTACACTGTGTTTGGAGTTTCGCACATGTGCCAGGTGCTACTGTACAACCAATAATAACAGTTTTATTGGAAAAGTTATCAAGTGCTGATTTTAAATTAGTATAATCAAAGTCTTTTTCGCCATCAACTGTTGGTGTATCAACACACAACCATATTATGTCACATTTTTTAATACTGTCAAGACTGTCGTATTCTTTTTTTACATCATATCTCTTGACTTTAACGCCTTTTTCTGTTAGTGCTTGATGTAGTATAGATCCAATTTTGCCTACACCAACTATACCAACTGTTGGCATTACTAGCTCAAAGTCTTGTTGGTACTTGTTAATTATTTGTGTGTTGTCTATTTGCTGTTGAATCTCTTGTCGTTGTTGTTGATCAATTGCACTGCGTACAATCTCTTTAGGCTGTTGCATATAACTAATCACTGCATCAATATGTTGATGTCCTGTGGATTGCATATCGTCTAAGTCTATTAGGTACTCAACATCATAGTCTTGCAAGAAACTTTGTTGTGTTCTAAAATGAGGATCTTTAGATAAGTCTCCTTGCATAATATAATCAACACACTGTTCAAAACTAAACTGTTGATTTTGCATTGCTCTCCATATTTGTCCAGCTAGTCTTTTACTGGGATGTCTAACAAATGCATAGCCTGTGTACCCAGTAAGATCAAAATACTTTTCTAATGTATAGCCAAACTGTTCTGCTAAGTGCATAAATTCTGTGTTACCATTACGCCATATAGGCACAAAGAATGTTTGCTGTTGACGGTTTACCCAAACTGCATTATGCCAGATATTCATATCAGATACTTGTTGTATAACGTGTTGAGGCGTCATTGAAACATTTCCTTTAATACGTTTGTTTGTTGTTCACAAAACTCCGAGAAGTAAAAGTTATAATTATATTCTAAAGTTTCTTGCAATTCAGTATCGTATGACATAATATTGCAATCTCTAGCGGCAGCTAATGCTGTATCAATTCTTGTTTTTACATCTGTAACTGTGTCATATGATTCGTCAATCCATTTACTAAATGTACGAAACCCAAGGGTACGTAGCTCGTCGAGTGTTCCTGCATCACCAAGTACAATAAACGGGTTGCCCATTACAATACTGCGTCCTATCTTTTCAGTTAAAAATGGTTTGTTGTTACTACAGTTAAATTCACTTACTATTTCTAACGAACAAGATTGACTTAACTTTTGAAGTTGTAACAGTTCAGACTCATTCTGTGCATCAGTACTAACATTATACCCTGGATCTAAATCGTTACGAGTATGATTTAAAAAGTCCATGTCAATTTGTTCAGCTGGCAAATATTGTCTTAACACATGAAAGAAATGTCCACTGTCTAAATTGCCCTCATCAAAGTTATGAAATGTATAAAGTGCTTGTTGCATCATGCCTAAACGAAATGCTTCATGTAATGCATATATTCGATGTGACCTACTACGTCGATTTAACCAAAAGTATTTGTTTGTTAATGGGTTAGTTTTTTTGAAAGACTTCCCAAATACACCTTTAAATCCAAAATAACGATTGAATGATTCAGTATAATAAATCGCAGGCCAATCATCATGCTGTTTTAAATTTTTTACACTACTAGGTGTACTAAACACACTGTGTTGTTTAATATTGAGATCTGTAACAACTTTGTATAGTATGTTGTATATGTCTATTGTTAAAAAATTGCCGTTAAACTGTAAATGTTGTTCTTGTTCATTACATGTATTCCATGCATCACAAAATAAAAAAACTACTTTAGTTTTTCCACTTTTTATGTCAGGTAAGAGGTGTGAAAAATGTGTAGAGAAGTTCTCAAAATATTCTATTTGATTATATGGCACAAGAACATCGCCCGTTTGTTTATCAGGCTGTAACCCATATGGAGTTCCAACAACTAGTATCTCCTGTCTACTGCTATCTTTTATTAAATCTAATGTAAAATTGGTATCCAGCGCATGGGTTGCTGTTGAATCAGGATGTAGTACTGCCATTAAGTTTTCCAATAGTCCTTGTATTCTGGTATAACATCAAGTATAGTTTGCTTTCTTACTTTGTCAAGTTTATTGGTATGATCTATAAATTGTTCCCACTTAGCAGGATCTCTGTCTTGGCCCATGACATGATCTAATAATGCTTGGTTGTTTGCTTTTTCCCACTCTGGAGCATTACTGTTATTTAAAACAGAAACAGCAGCATCATAGCCTTTTTGTTTAATTGCATCTGGCAAATGTATAGCATCCATGTAGGCAGGTTGATTTACTTGTATAAGATAAGGAAGTTTAATTTCTATATCGAGTGTTTGTGTATATTCATATAAATTAGCTAAATCTAACCAAGTTAAACTACTCATTGTACTATGCACTTGTAGTACCCACTTACCTGGTTCCATTTGTTTTGACCAATTAATTACTTTTTGTAGGTTACGTTCCCACTTACTCCATTTGCCTGGCCAACGTACATACTCATTAACTCCATTAACACCATCACAACTCATGTTGATATTAATTTTCTTAAAATGTTTCCATAAGTCAAATACTTTATCTTGTACTGCTAACATGTTGGTGTTAAATTGTAAACTAACTTCCGGTGCTCGTCCGCTATCAATTATACGCTGTAATAATTCATAATATTTCGGAACAAATAATGGTTCACCGCCTAGCATGTTTATGTGCTTTAGTGTAGGTATAATCTCTTCAAACACTTTATCAAAATTAGGATGGTCATACCATTCAAAATTAATCTCAGACATGTCTGCTTTCCAAAAATTAATTTCAGGATTGTTAACCATGTCGTCAGCCCACATACTACTTGACCAAGGATTACACATTCTACACTGAATATTACATTTGTTTCCTAGTGTAAGTTCTAAGTACTCAATGTTTATGTTTGTACGGAATTGATGTGGTTCTGATGCATCAAACCATTGGTTCCAGCTTTGTCTATAACTAAACCCACCGCCATCTTCTACTATCCAACAGCGGTTGCAAAAATCATGTTTCTTACCAGATTCAATATCTTTACGTAGTTCACGATGAGGTACTGCATCAAGTAAGCCACCTTCACAGTCGATAATGTTTTTAAATTCCCAGCCTTTTTCTACACCAGGATAATTATCGGCATGAAAGTTATAGTTACAACATGGACGAATTTGACCAGTTGGATCTATACTTAAATGGTTGTACGGCAAAATGCAGTATGACTTAGTATCCATTTTTATCCCTTGTATGCTCTAATAGCACTTATCTTATTATCAACAAATTTTAAAACGTCTACTACTTCAATAGCTTCATCCTCACTGATATGTACAATTATCTGTGCTATTGCAACATTATCATCAGTTACTATATTAGATACCTCAGCACGTATGCCAGGCACTGCTTTAAAAATATTTTGATTAGTTTCAATAACCTTATCAAAACCCTCAACACTAACGTCCCAGTCAATGAGTATAATATCCTCATTAAACATTGGCTTTAGTTGTTCTACATCATTGCTATTCCAGGCTTTAAAATAGTTATGTGCTAATTTCATTAAGTGGTTCATAATTTCTATCCTTGTATTTTGTAATGTAAATATCTGTACCACAATGACAATGTGACTTAGGACAAATTACACTTTCAGGTAAGTCTAATTCTAGTTCTGGGTCATATAGGTTACCTACTCTTGGCATTACCCCACAACTACCCATGTCAATATGACCTTCACAGTTAATGAAAATGCTCTCCATTGGGATTAAACATTTCCATCCTTTGAAGAAGTTTTTGTTTTCTGCTACTAGTCTGTTACAGTTAATGGGCTTCTCTGATCCGTCTGCATATACTTCCATACTTCCCATACCATCAGCTTTGGCTGGAACATTGTATTTAATGTCTTGTTCCAAGTTGGTTGTTTCTAAAAACTCTTTATGCTCTGGGTTTTTATAATTGTATGGGCGTGTTGTATGACTAAGCTCTTCAAAAATAGGTACATACTCTACTCGCCAGTTGTGTTCACTCATCTCTGTTTTTAGTCTGTTACTAAAGTCGATTACTTCATCCCAAGTTGGCTCATGCATCATCATGCGCCCACATAGATAGTTTACTCTATCACTTAAAAACTTATAAATCTCCATATAGTGATCACTATCAACAAACTCAGGATGGTAACTAGCAACAACATCGTCAAAGTAATGTACATTCTTTTCCCACCAGGACATTTTACTGCTAAGGTTTGTGTTAACAGCAAACTTGACTTCAGTCATTCCACTTGCTAGTATATGCTCCATTACAGGAACAAGTGGCTTCCAATAACAAGGTTCGCCGCCACTAAAGAACACTTTAAGTCTAGTATAACCCCTACTGAGTTCATAGTCAATCAGTTTAGTTAATCCAGCTTTAATAGCTTCAATATCTAAGTTAAGGTTACTGCCGTTCCAGTTTGCTTCATTACAGTATGTACAACGAAAGTTACATAAGTTACTAACTTGCCATGTAATATTAACAAACGGCTCACCACCTTGTTCAATTCGTATTAGCTCACTCATTCCATTTTCCTGTTCCTTGCCAATCATACATAAAACTATAGTCCATTTCACGACCAACTCTAAAATCTTCTTTAACTTTGTTAAACCAGTCTGGGTCAAATGCATTCCAAGGATCATGATTTTTAAAGTTTTCGTCACCCTTCCATGCTAGTTTTCTAGCACGAGTAGCTGCATTACTATTGTCGCTAAAAAAGTTCATTACAGTAAACACTGGTCCGACTGTGTCTGGATCTGATATAATGTTTCCGTTCTCATCAGGATAGGTATGATCTTGATATACATGATCAGTATGTGTTTGTCTATAATCCCAATCAAAGTCAGCTGACCAATTGCCATCGTCATCAATTTCAAATTTATAATCTGCATATAGCGGTGCTGCATTACGTGCACCCCATTCTTCTAATTCCCATTCGTAATTAAACTTTAGATTAAATTTGTATCCGCCTCGAGTTTTCCATACTACATGTAAGAAAGGCCATATTTCATTGACTAAACTATCTGCAAAATTACTTATGCCTGGTTTAATTATGTTATAGTCAGTGTCTTTATCAGGATATTCAATTTCATTTTGTCTGTTAGGGTCATTCCACTCAATAGTATAATGCCGTTCACGGAGATTATGACGAGTAGGTTTGCCAATTTCTGTCTCACTAAGTAAAAAGTCAGTAAAAATACTAAAAGTTTTCATACGTATTAGCTTGTGAGCAATACTCATTTTGTCATCTTTGGTAATCCAATGATCATAATAATACCATTGTTTTAAATTAAATCTATCAAAGTTTTGACCTACAATCGTGTCAACACCAACATTAAAGCCAGTACCTTGTCCAATGTTTAACAACCCTTGATTACGTTGACGCCACAAAAAGGTCATACTATCTTCAAGCATACGACCATTTTCATTAGGGTATCCAACAATCCAGTTAGTCATAGCACCAATGCCTACTTTTTTACCGTCTCTAAAGTTAGCTTCCATTTCTGGTATAGTAACTTTTTTATCCATGGCATCTAATACTTCTTGTGCACCACTCTCTGTACCATAGTTAAGAGCTTCACATCCACTATCACGTAACACTTGCATATACTCCAAGTCCATACGTCCATCGCATCTAGCATAACCACTCCAGTGTATCTTAATACCACTGGCAATTACACCTTCTGCAAATGCTCTCAATTCGTTAAGATTACCATTTACTAAACTGTCAACAAAATAAAATACGTTTGTACCATATGTTTTGTGCATGTAAATAACTTCGTCTAGTGTACTAACACTAGTACGTTGTCTATACTTGTAGTAATGTGTCTCTTCACAGAATGTGCATTTAGCAATACATCCTCTACTAATAGCAAGTAATGCGCCATTTGGAAAACTATACTTGTCCATTGGCATATTACTATAATCAGGATACGGTAAGTCATTTAAACTTACTCGTTCATTTTCCTCTTGTCGTAAGACAATAGTTTTCCCAACTTTTTCTCCTTCAATTAGAAGTTTGCCTTCATGTTGCATTAAAATGTTTAGTAATGGACGCTCGCCTTCTCCATTAACAACGAAGTCATATATTTCTTTTGGTTTAAAATAACTATAGTGTGTGCTAGGTCCGCCTACAATAATTTTAATGTCAGGCAGACGTTTTTTTATTTCTTTAATAATGTAGTCGCTAGGTTCTTCATTACAGTAATAAAGACTTACTCCCAAAAAGTCTGGAGCAAACTCTACCATCTGGTCAACTGCTTTGTCGAGAATTGGCTTTACATAAGTGTGTAGTTCGTTCCAATATTGTTCACCAATCCAGTGCCAATCTCTTGGTCCTTCCCACGGATCATAGTGTATGTCCCACGGCTCGCCTTTATACTTTGCATCATTATATGCTGCGTATGCTTCAACATTTAAATCAAAACACTTAGTAGCAAATCCAGCAGTATTCGTTACACCTGCAAGTTTGGCAATTCCATAATGTGGAAAACCTGGATCCCATTCAGGACACATTAATAAACACAACCGAGTATTGCGATTAGTATTGTATTCTATCTCAACTGGTTTTAAACCTTTTTGTGGACCCTTGCTCCACTTTTCCATAATTTTTTGTGTAGCAGTACTACGGTCTTCCAAGTAAGTGCCTTCTTCTCTAGTAGGAGGGTCTTGTCTTTCTTTCTGTTGTAGTCTGTACCATGCAACACCTTGTTCTTCACTCATTATTTAATACCTCAAACGCAAGGTTATGGAAAGTACTATACCATTGTGTGTTTCGTTGTCTATCCATGGTGTCATTAAATTCCCTAAACCGCTGACGTTGGTCTGTACAATATTCCTCACTTAGTGAGTTGTCTTCCAGTCTCTTAATAGCTTGTTCTACGCCATGTTGCCACCATACATTAGGTACTTGATGACTAGGCTCATATGCTTTTAGCTTTTCAATTGTACGTTGTCTAACTTCAGGCTGAATAATTCTAACGTCCAAGTACGAAGGGCTATCCAACATAATTGGGCTCCAAATATAAAGCCTGTTCTTTTCTTTACTGTCATACCAGCTACGATGATTGTGCACCCAATCAAGTACGTCAGGTATAGCATCATAGTTATAAGTTTGAAATACAGTATAATGTTTAATCTTCCAACTCTGTGGAAATTTATCATAAAGTCTGATAACATTTTTTTCTATACTTTCCCATTTAGTTGGATATCTTATATACTCATTTTTGTCATGTACATGATCTATACTAATCTGAATCTCACCATGATCAAATCTTGTCATGGTATTATAGAACACATCATTCCACTGAGTTAAGTTAGTAGTAAGTGCAATGTAACAGTTTGTATTACCAGCATCAAGTATCATTTGCATAATTTCAATATTACGCTTAATTAATGTTGGTTCTCCTCCAGTGAGGTATAATCTTTTTAGTGTGGGTGCGAGTTTTTTAATACTATCTACAAACTCATCACTTTCCCACCATCGCCAGTTTGCTTGGTTTTCTAAGTCTAGTTCATGATCCCATTCTTTCCTAAGCCAAAATGGCATAATATCATCATTGAGCTGAATACGTCTACGTTCTTCTGCAACTCTATCACTACTTAAACTCCAACAACTATTACACCGTAAGTTACAAAAATTTCCTAATCGAAGCTCTAAGCTCTGCGGAAGTGGAGGATTTATTGTTTGATATTCTTTAGGCATTGCCCATGCTTTAAGCTCACCAAATGCGCTTTGTCTTGAACTTTGTATACCACTGTCTTCCAGTTTCCAACATACATCACATGCTTTTGGCCGCTCTCCATTAAGCATTTGTTTCCGTATATCTTTCATATACTGACTGTTCCAAATATCTTCAACACTGTGTGTTCCAAAATTTAGTTCATTGTCATTAGAATCAGTTGCATGAATGTTTTCATTAATACTACAACATAACTTTACACTGCCTTCAGTATTACTATTTAAATTGGTAAAAGGAAATAAACAATAAGTTTTACTGCTCACGATATTCTCCAATACATGCCAATTCTGGTAATACTTCTAACCAACTTTCGTCTCTCCATTTGTCCCATCTTTCAAATTCTTTAATTGTACTTGCTAGCTCACTAGTTCGGTCTGTTGTATTCATAAAATTTAATAGTCCTTTAGCACTGTCAATATATTGACTAGCGGGCCAATGATCTGGAACAAAATCTTCTCTTATTGATAACCATTCGAGGTGTTTTTCCCATCGCTTAGTAACTTTTAATTTATAATCATTTGGTAATGCTTGCATACTCAAAAACTTTGGGTCTAGCAAGTTATTTAATCGAACTTCGCCTGGGGGGATAAATCCTTTGTTAACCCACTCTTCATGGAAGTCAGGAAAGTGTAGTACATTCATAAGGCTAAGTGTTGGACATATATCAAACTCAACATGGGCTAATTCTGGATCGTCTAACATTGCTTGTCTGTTTGCTTCAATGTCTGACCAAATAGTACCTTTACGTATGTACTCGCCATGTGTTCCCATTGCATCCAAACTAGCACTAACTTTAACTTGCTTAAATTGTTTCCATAAATCAAATACGTGTTGGTTTTTATATGTAAGTTGACTGAAGTTTGTGGTGTACAAAACACTAACGTTTTGTGCGTGTCCTGTTTCAACCCAGTGGTTCATAATCTTCCAGTGCATGTCTGTTATTAAGGGTTCACCGCCTGCCCAGTATACTTCTTCTACTGTGTCCAAATAGGGCCACAGTTCTTGCTCAAATCCTTTTTTATTCTTGAGTTGTATAAATTTTTGCTCTGCTATATCTTTAGGAACACTGCCAAACTCTTTAATAAAATCGTCATACCATTGTGTACTAAATGTAGGACTACAACTTCTACAACTCATATTACATAAGTTACTAAAACGAAAGTCCATGTAAGTAAGGTTAATGCCATCATATGTGCCATCTTCTTTTGTATCATGTGTACGCCAAAAGTGATGTGCAAAACGATTGTTCATGTTTTTTCGTAGTGTGTATGCATTACTGTCTGATTCGAGTTCGTAGCAACGAGTACATGCACTAGTTGGCTTATCATTTAACATATTAGTACGTAATGTTTTAGCTAAGTCGCTGTTCCATAATTCTTCTAACGTATGTGTATTAGTATTGCCATAATCGTTTCCTTCATTATGTTCAGCTAAACAACAAGGAAATGCTCGTCCGTTTGGCCACACATGCATATGGATCCAAGGAGCCATGCAGAATGTTTTACTATCATGTAGTTGGTATTGGTTACTAAGCGATTTTATATCTTGGGTCATCTGGCATTATCTCATATTTTTTAAGTTGTTCTAACTCTGGATACACTGCATATGCATCATTTTTTCTAATGTTATCAAATTCTTTTGTAGTCCATAAAAACTCATTAAATTTGTTATCAAATGTATCGTCTGCATACATAAACTTAATTATACCTTCAAAATTAGTAGTATCATTTTGCCAGTCTGGATTTTGTTGTTTACGTAAATCCTGAACATATTCAATATGTTTTTCCCATTTTTTAGTTACTTGTAGTTTAAAGTCTTTTGGCAGTACTTGTATACTTAGTCTCTCAGGATGTGTTAAGATAGTCAAGTTTAAACTATTAATGTCTACCAATCCTTCTTCAATCCATTCACGATGGAAGTCTGGCCAGTGCCATACATTATAAGCACTAATTGTACTACTAATAAAGAATGGTGTATTAGGACATTCCGCTATCATTTCACGTCTATTTTTTACAATATCTGTCCAAATAGTATCTTTACGTAGGTACTCTGCACGTTCCCAATTGTCGTCTAAACTGGCACCAACATTTACATTTTTAAACTTGTTCCAGTAATCAAATACTCGCTTTTTGCCTAAGTTTGTTTTAGTAAAGTTTGTGGTATAACTAATGTTCACATCTGTATTCCCACTCTCTAACCAAGTGTCTAACATCTTGTAGTGTTCTGCTGTTATCAGTGGTTCACCACCTGCAAAGTATGCATGCCTTACTTCCTGAATTGCTGGCAACGCATCGTCCCAGAATGTTTTAGGTAACTCTAGTAGTGCAGGCTCTTCATAGTTCCAGGCTGCTTTGGCATCATTAATCCAACTACTACTAAACTGTGGACCACAACTTAAACACCGTAAGTTACACAAGTTATTAAATCTTACATCCCAATAATAAAAGCGTGGGTCATCATGCGATCCATCCTCTTGTGTATCTCTAACACGATCAAACATATCACCAAAGTCATCATTTAAACTTTTACGTAGTGTATGTATGTCAGCATCTTTTTCTTGTTGATAACATCGTCTACAACTTTTACTGGGTCTATCATCAATCATGTTACGGCGCAATTCACGCATTTGCTCAGTATTCCAAAGCTCACCTATACTGCTATCGTTAAGGTTGCCCATGTATTCTTCACTAAGATTGTTGCCTTCAGGAAGTATTACACAACATGGAAATGCTTGACCACTTGGCCAAAAGTGCATTGTAACCCAAGGAGCCATACAAAAAAACTTACTGTCTTTAAGTAAATGTTCACTACTCTTCATTATTGTCTCCTTCAAACACACCAAATGCTCCAACTAATTCATCAGATGAATACATTTTGGTAGGTATGTTTCGAATCTTTCTCCAGTTAATTAATGCTTTTGCAAGTGCTGGATGATGCCAAACAAAATCGTCATCCCAATGAAAATCTAATGGTTCATTTTTTAACAATTCGTCTTTACATTTGCGGTTATATTCCATTTCACGAATGTCATATAATGTGGCACACAGATCGTAATAATCGACCATTTCAGGAAACGTTTTTTTAAAATCTGTTCCCCGTCTCTCATCTGTAGATTTAATAAACAAAAACCAATTACGTCTAGCATCATCTATTTCTCTAGGCTCAAGATATGCTTCAGTTTGTACCCGAGCTCTTTTCTCACATATATTCTTCCACATGCTTTCAACTCTATTCCAAGCTCGTACTTCTTCTTCACTGAAGTACATGTGATATTGTTGATCATGCTCCTCTTGTGGATACTTGTGCCAGTTTGCTTTCCATTTCCAACGTTGTATAAATTCTGTCGTTAATGAAACATATTCACTGAATTCATCTGGAAGTCCAATTAATGTCCAGTGATTTGGCTCAGTACAGTGTGGAATGTCAAACATAATCTTAGGATACTCAAGACCATTTTGGTATTTGCGTCTCCATTCTAGTATTTTTTCAAGAAAGTTGTTGTAGCTTGTTACACACATAATGTTATATGTATTCATAATTTGAATACCATTAAAATCATCAACATGATGGTGTCCCATCTTATTCATAATTGTGTCAATGTTTTGCTCAAACAATTCTAAGTTTAATCCGTTTCTAGCATACGTAGCACGTTCTCCCCAACTCTCAACACTACTAAAGATTTGGAAACGTTTAATTTTTTTATTTGCAAGTAACTTATTAACAGAATCACACATTCTACTTACTAGCTTATTCTTAACATTAAGGTTAGTATTAATTTGTAATACCATTTCACTACATTCACCAGTTTGTTCTAGTTTGCTTAAAAACTTCCAAACGTTTTGCTGTAGTAACGGTTCGCCTCCAGTAACACGAATAACTTTAAGTGTTTTACGTAGATACGGCCACCATTTCCAAAATGCTTCCACATATGGGTTGTCTTCTTCTGGATAAATTTTATCTTCAAGTACCTGCAAGTGTGGTGCTTCTGGAAATGCTCCTTCTAGATCCATCTCCTTCATCCAAGCACTACTTGCTTTAGGATGGCAGTACGCACAACGCATATTACATTCGTTACCAAAACTAATTTCCAAGTATGTTGGTCTATAGTTATGATCCCATCCATTTTTTAAGATCATTTCATGTGCGTCTGGTGTGAGCAATAGTTCGTTTTTACTTTTGATAATACGATCACTAAGTTGTGTTTCGTCAATATCTTCTACACGCCAACAATAGTTACATTCACTAGGACGCTCACCATTAAGCATTTGCTTACGTCTAGCAATTTTATGCTTAGTGTTATGCAATGCACTTGGATTGTCCTTAATTTCTTCCAGTGGAATTTTATGCGGCAATGGGTGATAGCAACTATGTGTGTGCCCACTTTGAAGATATAACGTACTAGTAAGAAATTTAGCAGTACACATGGTGTCACACCCGTATACTTTTTTCATATTTTCTCGTTCGTCAGCGTATTCAATATTCTTATACATTATATTTTTCTTTCCATTCGTGGTACTGTGGTGCAAATTCAGGGAATGTTGCTAACAAATCAGTATCTCTTCTTCTATCATGATCATCAAAAAATCTTACAAAGTTCTCTTCAGCTTCCGCACGTTGTTCGTCAGTATCAAATCCTTGCTTCATAAATTCAATACTACGATCAAAACGTTCAATCTGGTGTGGTTTGAATCCTATCCAACGACTGTCACGATGTTTATCAATATTTTCTTTCATAAATTCAAGTGCTTCGTCTGCATAATGCCAATGGCTTTCTGGTGTTAATTGTAAACTTTGCCACAGTGGATAGCGTAACATTGGTGTATCAATAAACACTTTATGGTGTCCGTATACTACAATGTTTCCATTTTCATCACGTCTGCTTTTAGTTACATTATGTATACGCTGTAGTTCTAGTATACCTGTAAGTAACTTCTTGATACTTGGTAAACTAAGCATGTTAAATGTAACAATAAACGTAACTAATCCTTCATCCACTCTGGTTAGATAGTTATTTACATTATTCCACATACGATCAAAATCTAATCCATGCCGCATATACTCTGCTTGATCGCCCCATCCGTCTACACTTACAAATGCACGGAAGCGTTTTAATTTTTTGTACTCGCTAATAAAACTTACTTTGTCTACAAACTTGTTCCATAATTTATCTGGCACACTTGCATTAGTAGTAACAGCCATTTCTAGATCTGGACGTCCGTTATCAATAACATAATCTAACACACGGAATGTGTTTTTATCCATAAGCGGTTCACCGCCAGTCATACGAAAGTTTTGTAGTTTAGGATACAGTTCAGGCCACCATTCCCAAAATGCTTCCACATATGGGTTGTGCTCTCTATGTGGGATAGGATATTGTTTAATTTGCTTAAAGTAGTCAATACTATTATGAGGAACAATAGTATCATACGGACCGTTTTGCTCAATATCTTCTGCCCACTTTGAACTTAGATGTGGACTACAATAACTACATGCTAAGTTACATGCATGATTAAAATTGACTTCCATAAAGCGTGGCTCAATATCGCCATCTGCTCCTTTTTCTAATACATCATCCCAACCAGCTTGCGCCCAAGGTTCACTACTACGATAATGACGATCACTATTAAATGATCTGTCCATCTTTTCAATATTCCAACAGTAGCTACATCCATCTGGTTGTTCGCCGTTAAGCATCATTTGACGCTGTTCTTTTTTCTGTGGAGTATTGTGTAAGCCTTTGGGATTGTGTAGTATGTTTTCTACTTCAATTTTATGTATAGGCGGCAAGAAGCAACTATTAGTTGTTCCATTAGTCAAGTGAATACTGGTCCACAGCCATTTGGCCATACACATACTAGAAGATATTTCATCTAGTTTAGGCTTTACTAAGTGGGCCGCAGTTTCTGGATCTGGGTCTAACTCATAGTTTACTATTTCAGTTTTTTCATTCATATTTTAATCTAGCATACTTCCGTTGGTTAGTCAATGGTGTCTTGTACTTGGTCTTCACGAACTTGTGCGCCAAGCCTACTTGGATTACGATATACTGTTTTCCAGAAACGTGATCCTTCAACACCAATATCTGCTAATTCAAGATCAAGAGAGTTACGTAAATTGGTACCAATTTCAACTGTTTTTGCTTTTAGCTTATCTTTATCCCAAGTATAACCAGTACGTGGACATAGTTCAGTACCGCCCTCAAACTGTGGTGCTAGTTCTTCTTCAAAGTATTTCGTTAGCCAATCAAAGTCACGTACATTTTTCCAGTCCCAATCAGTACGAGTAACATTAGTCATATATGCTCCTAAACGTGCACCATATATAGCCCAAAGTCCATTTGTAGTATCTTCACCAACAGTCATCCACACCATAAGACGTCTATAATTTTCTCTGTGAATACGTTTTAACGCCGCTGGATCAACGACATCTCCGTTTTCCAATCCCATCTTAACACCTTCACGGAACCCAGCACGCCATGCTTGCAATGGTGAACCATTGTTGTGTACCCAACTATACCAATTGTTCATTTGTACATAATGAATGTTCCAACAAAAGTCTACTTGCGCCCGCTTGTCTGTTACTGGTGCTGCTTCATGTGTTCTCATACGGTTAACAACTTCAACTGGCCACATTTTAATACCACCATTGCCGTACACTAATCCGTTTACTTTGTTTTTTGCCGCAAAACTAATAACATGATTATCACCAATTTTGTCCATATCTAACTCAACATTAAAAAAGTCATCGAGAACGATATTATCAGCATCAACTGTAATGAAACGATCAGTTTCACTTAGTGCGGCTGCAGCTTTATGAGCGGCATCACTGCCCCACACCCCATGACTACGTTTAGCCCATGGACATTTGTCTAATAAATCTGCATAGTTTTCATCAGCATTAGGTTCATCATAGCTAATGTAAACTATGTCAAAATCATTGATACTAACCATATTTGACATTATTTTATTTCCTCATAATTAAATGTAATGTTCTTGCCGGATTCGCCAACAAGGAATTTTGATGTAGATAAATCTACAGTAGTGTTTACTAGATATTCTTTACCATATCCTAGTTCAGTTTTTGGTATCTTAATACGTCCACGCAATTCATGTGGTAATTTTCCAATTATATAGAGATCAAGGTCACTGTAGATTCTAATTTCCTCTGGGTTGGTAAAGTTACTTTTAAATATCCAGCCCTTAGTTGATTGACTTACTATAAATGCTGCTTCAGGATTATTATCTGTTATATGTATTGTATTTCGTTTACTAGTTTTTCTTTTATTGAAGTCAAGTGATACATAACGATTTTTAGTTTTTAACCCATAACTTTTAAATACACGTCGAGTCAATACATCAATATTACCTAATGCTACTTTGGTTGAAAGATCATACAGATCATACAGCACATAGCCGTTGTTGATTAAGTCAATAGGATCAATCTTTATTGTCTTGTACAATATGTTAGGATTGTTTTTTTGAACAATATAAAAATATAGTATAGTGTTGTTTTGATTATGTGCTTTTGCAAATTTTTTATTGATGTTGTTACCAGCCATTCTGAGAACGACATCATTATGGATATTAATTTCCAACATCATACTATCTATGTAAGCAATAACATTAATTTCCCTATCAACACTTAGTGGTACGGTAACAATCTTACTTAGTTGATCTTCTTCAGCTTTAATACGCAGTGCGTCTTTTTTAGCCATAATAAATGTACCAGATGCCGTATCATTAACAATGTACTTACGTGGATTCAAATGTCCTAACAGTATTTCAGCCGCAGTACTATCCTCAGTGTATAACACTGATTGTCCAATATCCTTGAACTTGTTTCCTACACTGTGGATTTCTCCTGACCATTCGTCATAAAAAACATAGTACTTAGGAAGAGGCTTTTCGCCTACTACTGATATCAATCTGGGTTCTGTATTCATTTAAAATTTCATTAGTTAAGAAGTTTTCGTCTCTGTAGTGTACAATTCCTGATGGAATTATACTATTTTCAATCATTAGCTGATTGTTGTCTGGAAACCAATAGTTAAGGTTATTTGACCATTCTGACGATACATTGTTATTCCATAGATATTGACTTTTTGCTTCTAAGTCGTAAAAATTATTAATACTTGGAACAGCTATTTGTTTTTCAATATCAAGTAGTGATGTTACAATATTACATAGAATGTTTTTGTTAAACGTCTCTGGTTTTTTGTCTTTAAATATTCTGTTATAAGTTTCTCTCCAGTTTTGAAATACTGGATCCGCCATCTTAAACCATTCAATAGCAGTCGCTGACTCATTTTTAAAATAAATCATACTGTTATATAGTTTAGGGAGATCAACTGCTAACTCATATTCAAATTGTGTTTTTACATTGCATTGGCTATTACGATAAGTCATTGCTTTACTAGGTATTGCTAGTTCATAAGGTGAAAAGGTATCCCACAACTGTCGAATATCAACATTAATAAACAGCGTATCGTAATCTACATATATTGTTTCATCATATGGTGATGATTCATAGACTTGCCATAAGTTGGAGCCATGAAATCCATCATTATGTCCAGTATTACCAAATGGCAATGAAACGGCTAAATCAAACGAACCAGTATATTTGCTTAAATTGTTTTCTGTCTCACTATTCTTATCATCATACAAAAGGCAAATACTTGCCTCTGGGTCACATTTTTTAATGCTTAAAGCACAGGCTTCAGCATACTGCATTCTATCAACATCAGTATTGATGCCTATTATTATAAATCCTCGTTTACTCATTAAATTCCCTCAGCAACAATTAAGTCTATAATTTTTTGTGCATGTCTTCCTAATGCTAGTTTGTTCATTAGATGTAAGTTCTGATTTGTCTGTCGTGTTAAGATGTTTTTCCACTCTTCTTTTCTATTGTGACTTAGTATGATATAATCATTCATCCCTTTGACTTCAATTATATCGTCCTTTTGATCCATATTAACTAACGGTTCACCATTAAAGTCATGAACCATATTGTTCTCGTTAAACCCATTTAAGATGTGATTAGCAATACTAACACAAAAATCTGTACGGTAAAGACCAGGAGGGAATTGATATAACAAATGATAGTAGTCCCAATTATCTTTAACATGCGCCCAAGTATTAAAAAAGATTTCAGACTCTTCACTTTGGTCAAAATAAACAACAGTACTCCACCAATGGTGTATACCTGCTTCACTAAGTTGCTGTTCATTTAAATACGGAGGCTGATGTTCCATGTATCTTGCATACTTGTGCATACCCAATGGTATATTAGTTTCAAACAGATAATCATAAAAGTCGTTCATAATAAAAAAATCAGTGTCAATTAACAAAGTTTTTTCAAAAGGAGTTAGTGTAAAAACATCATGCTTATTACTATTACTAAATTGTACATTAAACTCTGTCCACGGACTATCAAAGTGTCTACGTGGATTTGCTTCGTGTGGAACATCCGCAAGTACAACATGATCAAAACACATGCTGTGTAATTTTGGATCTATGCTGTCTTTAAGATACTGATAAGTCCCATTGTCAGTTATTAAACAAGTATTGTTATTTTTTTGGTTCGCTTTAACATACGCCGCCGCTATGTGTGCTAATTGTATGTAATCAATTTTGTCATTGTTATACGCAAAAAAACAAACGCCAGATTCCTCTTGTGTATCGCTCATTACCAATCCATGATTTTCTTAATATTTCTAGACTTTTTAATCTTGTCCATCTGTACTTTATATTCATTTACACCTTCGGAATATGCACCAACTAATCCTTCTAAAAATTCGTTAAGATCAGATATTTCAATTGGGTTTTCCTTAGTGTCTAAAATAACACTTTTCTTCTTTCCAAGTTGTATCAATGCGTGTACAAACGATATTGTGCTAGGATTCGCAGTAAAGGATCCTCCTTGATAATGCAATAGTTGCAGTGTTTGCATACGAGCAATAATATTTTTCTTTTGATTACTAAGTGTAGTTCGATAGTTACCGAACTCCAAAGCCTTTTCAAGCCTCTCATCCATATGAGTTCTCCTATATAGTTAAGTACTATTATAATTATTTATCGTGATATGTCAAGAGGTTTTTTTTAACTGTCATCAACAGTATTAAAATTGTTAAAGATCGTAAGCACAGGTTGTGGAGTGACGTCAAATTCAGCAGTATCAAGAGTTATGACTTCTGGCATTAAGTAACTACATGTTGCTTCCAGTTCACCATCAGTGAATTGTGCGAATGCAGTATCGTCCAGTACAATTTTAAAGTCAACATCTGCACCATTATCTGCCCATTTGCCATAAAGTTTCATATATCGTTGAGAATAGCTACTGTATCCGTATCCGTATCCGTAACTAGAAGCATCGCCTAATGGATACGCACTTTCAAAAGCATTATCATGTATATACAACCCTGCAGCAGTATACCCATATCCATATCCACTTGGCGGTGCTGTTACTCCGCTACTAGTAAACAATAGTTGATATGAATTAGTTAAATCATAAAATCCTTTGCCTTCGCTGGTGCCTTGTGTAATACTACTACTTTGGAAAGTGTTATCCCATGTAAAACTTAAAACACCAATTTCGTTAATAATGTCTGCCCAGTTATAATATCCAGCAGTACTACCGCCTTCTATTGACATATTCAATCTAAGTTGTCCGCCACTATTAAAAAAGTAACGAGCATGATTATAATTATTAAATGTCCATTTATGTTCGCTAACTAGTTTATTTTGCCAAACTGCGGATCTTGTATATGGCGAAGCTGGTGTTGATGTAACAGTACTTGCATTAGTTGGATCAATTGTTAAATGTGTATTGTTTGATAAAATGCTGTTGTTAACTTTAGTGTCAACTAGGTTTAAATCTTCTGCACGTATTGGTGTTCTTGCAAGAATGTCTGTACGGTTAGATGGAACACTAAACACTAATATTGTGTCATTAATGTTAACGTGATCAACCATAATGTTTGTGCGGTTAATCATATCTTGTAAACGTTCGGCAGTAATCAGTGTACCATCAGCAAGTGCGTCTTCAATATTAACTGCACCCCAACCAAACTTGTGGTTGGAACGGTCAGCATCAGTGACGAGAACAGCAGCATACTTGTCGCCAAAAATTTTGTTGACAAGTTCTGCTACTGTATTGTATTCACTGGCTAGTACTAATGTACCTGCTGTTACCGACATATTACTTTGCTCCTACTACTACTTCGATTAAACCTTCACCGTCATCGGTTTTATCTGCAAGAGCTCTCCCTATAATATTTCGATAATCAAGTATTTGCGTCATTTCAACTGCTTTAGCATGTCCAGGCGTGTTACTACTAACTACTCTGTCGCCTTTTTTAATTTTTCCAACTACTTTACAAGGTACACGACCTGCCAACGCTACAAAAGGATGGGTATCGTCATTTCCTGCTGCACTATTCATTTCAAATCCTGGTGCTGTTGATATAATGCCAAATACATTAGTATCACAACACTCACTTGTTTGTGTTATTTCGTGGCTTCCGCCAATTTTTACTACAGTGCCTGGTTCATATACTTCATCTGCATTATATCTTTCTGCAAGGTCAGCATATTCAGCACTAGTAGCTGTTCCTCTAAACTTAAAATTAGTTGTAGTGTTCATACTAACACCGGCTTGTATAACTGGAAACTGTGTACTCAACGCTGTTACACCATCTTCAAGATACTCAGTAGCGGCTGGCGTCCATGCAGTTGTATCGTCTACAAGTATAGTAACAATAACACTATCAACTATGTTCTCAATAGTATAATGCGAAACACCATTGGTGTCAAGCCTAGTTCTGACTTCCATACGAGTATTTCCAGCTGGTGATCCAATAGTATACCACTTGCCACTCTCATATATTTTTAAGTAGCTTTCACTAGTATCATACCAAAGTTGACCTTCAGTTGGAGTATCTGGTGCTGTCGCTCCTGCAAAGTTTTCTAGCAAGTGTAGTAAGTTTTCGTTAAGATACTCACCAAACCTGTTGTAATTTTTACCTATCAGTTTTAAACTAGTACTTGTGTCAACGACACCATCGTTTACTACTATTGGTGTTTTTCCAGTTTCTGAATAATCTATTGTATATGGCATATCTTTTCCTTAAACATCACTATATGATGTGCGTAGTCTGAGTGTGTATATTACTTGTATTTTTCTATTGGCACTTTTTTGTACTGGATGAAAAATTACATGTGTTAACAAATCATCATTAGCACTATACAGTGCTAGTTCGTCAAATACATATGTTCCATCCATGTTAGTCGCTGTATCTGTTACATCCTGTCCAACTGGTTCTGCGTAATCTAACGTACATGTTACAATTACATCACTATACAAGTTTGTACTTGTATGTGAAACTTCAACACTGTTGTCGGCGCTTCCAGATACTGCTTCATCTACCACTTTACTAAAAGTTTGGTTATATAGTATACCACTTGACAATGTTGTATTAGTTGCTTTATATGTTATTGCACCCAATCCGTCAATTGTTGTACCTGCATTACCAAATCTCATTGTACCAATGTGATGTGATCCAGTTATTCCTGCTTCATTTGCTAACAAGTTAGCAAGAGCAACACTCATATTCTCAAAGTTAACAGCGTTGCGGCGGCGTGTCAATACTTCACCACTATCAGGATCCCATATTGTAATGTGACCTTCTACGCCTATCATTGTTTTTTCAGTTTTATTTACACTCATAATCTTTTTCCATTTATAATATTTATATAGATCCAGAACCCGCATTTCTAATGAAAGCATGCTCTGGGGAAGTCCCTGCCGCAGCGAGACTCACGCCACTGTCGTTATATGCTAGTTTTAAGTTATCACCATAATGGCCAAAGTTTTCTAGTATAGGTATTCTTGATGAAGCACCTGCGTTAGTAACAACATCACTACTGTTATGCGCTACTGCTGGTGTTCCATATGTTCCTCGAGTACAGTAACGCAAAACGTTTCCGTCTTTTGCACCATATTCAATTCTTTCATTTCCGATCCAAACTGCACCGCTATTGTCTAGTATTGATGCGTCTGTTACTTGTAATTCGTTATCATTAACTGTCACTGCAGAACTTAATGTTGTTTGTTTTGCAGTTTCAATAACTGTACTCTCGTATGTGTTATACTGTTCCCAGATATTCATACGGAACGAACGTGTATCAGTAGTTTCTGCAGATCCACTAGTATTAGTTTGTACTAGTACACTGATATTTTCATGTACATCCATTGGATAAAGTTCATTTCCCCAACCCTCTGTTACTGCCTGTTGGAAAACATTGCCGTCATAAATGTATTCAATATCGCCATCAACTGTGGTAAAGGTTATTTCATCTGTATTATCTGGTGCTGTAGCAAATGTGCCGCCAGTTAGTATAGTGTCTCCTTGCCAATCTCTTTCAGTATGATCTTCATATTTCATTGTAATAACATTATTGCGACTTACTTCAGTAATTTGGTTTTCCCATGAATCAATATGCGTATTACGATCTGCTGTACTATGTAACTTAGTATGGAATGGCTTAATACTATTGAAAAAGTCTTCAACAACATTTACATTATAATTTGCATATTTTTCTTTACTTGTAAGTAATGGGTGCTCGACATTTAGTTTTACAAATGTAGTTTTAAATGCAAAATCGTCTGCTGTGTTATCAGCAATTGCTTGATACAAACATTTAAACCATAGTTTATTATATTTAACTTGATGCCTTCCAACAAATATATGAGATCTTAAACCATCAAATATACTACTTAAAATACCATCAACTGAATTATCAAATCCGTCTGTATCAAATCCACTCATATCATAACCCAGACCAAACTTTTGTGAATTCCAAAGTTCTTCGCTTAGTTGAATTGTACCTTTAACTTTATGTTCAAGTACCCATTCATCATTAACTCGGCTATAGATTTCAGGTCTGTTAATACCATCGTTGTGAATAACTGTTGTAATTTTTAGTGTGTCGCCATTTACATACGGGAATGGTTCGCCTAATAATCCCAATAATACACTTTTATCATCTGATGTATATTTTGTAGGAATACTAGTATTGTACATATATGTTAAACTATCATTGTTGTCATATGTTCTTCTAACATAATCACTATAATTCCAATATGGTGATAAATCATATGTTACTGATCCTTCCACATATGTTTTCTCCATAACAGTTTCCCATGCATCTCCGCCATCAGTTAATGGAATGTCTGCAAGTAAGCTATTGGCAGTTTCAACAAAGTTTTGTCTTGCGATTGGAAGATCACGTACCAAACTTTGTCTTGGTCTTATTAAGTGTCCATAGCGATTATAAGGATGCAAGTTTAAGTCTGGTAATGCATGTGGACGTAACACATCAATATCCGATTCAGGAGTACCATCTGGTAAACTATAATCATAAATCTTAGACCATTTTGGAATGGCGGCATTAGGAGATGGAGTGTTTCCACTATTTCCTTCTAATAGATTAATATAAAAACTACCGTTGTAATCTACTACTGCATTTAATGCATACACTGTACTATTATTCCATGTTGTATATGAATATCTTTCAGTATGTTTATTATATCCAGTTAAACTATCACGCATCTTAATATGTAACTGCTCTGGTATAATACTAGTAGGATCATTTTCTGACAACAATGTCCATTCACTTAGTGAAAGTGCGTTACTATCTATACGTTGATTAATTTGCACAACTGTATTATCTGTAATAGCTAAGTCAACATTAGACAACAGTAATTCATTTGCGCCTGCGGCGGCAGCCCAGCTAATATTAAATGCACTTGGATTTTCTAAAAGTCTAGCCAACTGATACGTGTTATAGTTACGTTGTGCAGAGTTATTTTGCTTTAACTTAACCCAGAAGAAATAACTGTTTTCTGTACGCTTTGTTTTACTATTGTAGACTTTCTCTTCAGTCCAGCTATAAACAGTTTCATTATCAATTTCAACACTTAGTGGAATACCACTTGCCAAGTTTCCATCAATATAACCATTTCGTTGAACAAGATCTAACCATTCTTCAGGTGGAACACTACTGCGTGTCCATTCATATACATCAATACTAGCACCATCAAACAATCTAGCCCAATATGCTTGTTTATAATCAATACTACTTTGTTCATAGTCAATATACACAGAAGTGTTAATATCCCACCAACGCAATCCAACTTGTTCAGATGCCCAAGACTTTGTATTTTCTGTAAACCCATCAATCGTATTGTAATTGTAACTTGCAATGTCTGCTGTTAAGATAAAGTCAATCTCTTCCTCAATAAATCCTGGAATAATGCCTTTAGCTGGATCAAATATCTCAAGTTGTGTAATAGTGCTTCTAGTATAAGCATCATAAAGTTTCACACTTTCAATAAGATCATTACGTGCTTGTGGACTACTTTGTCTAACTTTAACCCAGCCATTTCCAGTATGCCCGGTGCTGTTAGTATAATTACCGTCCCACTTGTAAACTGAAGGGTTACCGTTTCCATCGTCGTCAACAAAAGCATACTTTGGAGCTTGTTGATTGTTTTGTCTATATCCATTAAAGTTATATTTGAAAACATCATTTACTTTAGTATTGGTATTATTGTTAAGTGTATTATAGTCTGCGAACCTAACATTACGTATTGGATAAACATTACCAACATTGCCTTCATCCTGGATATATTCATCAATATAAAATGTAAGTATATTTCCAGCAGCAGTATCAGTAACACGATGTATTCCATCAATACTAGGAACTGTATTACTGCCTGTAATAAACACATAGTCATCAGCTGAAAGATTGTGTGCCTGTACATTTCCATCACTAAGTTTAACTGAGATCTGTGCATCGTCTGCATCGTTAATACCAGCACATGCTTTAGTAATACTCATACCAAAATCCATTGTTTGATATACTGCATATCCGCCATTGCTGTCATTGTCATCAATATTATCAGCTAACCAAATACTAAAAATATGTGGATCATTAGTCATTTCTTGGAAAACTTGATTACCATCACTTCCTACAAACGCATTAAAGACGTTACTTATTTCAGTTTGAGTAGCACTAATAGTCTGTGCAGTTACACCTAGTGTTATGTTTGCAGTACCAGATCCTATAACTAATGTTGAGTTAGTGCTGGTAAGTTTAAGTCTATTGTTACTATTACTAGCACCAACACCAGTAATTGAAGCGTTATTAATAATGTTAATTATTGAATTAAGATCTACAGTAGATGCAACAGTAGTAGTTGTTAGTGGAGCGTTAGTAATACCAGTAGTCAATCCAATTACAGAATTGGCAGTACCTGGACCAATATAAAGTGTTTCATTATTGCTATTAAGTTGTAGAACATTATTATTTGCACCACCAACTTGTGCTGTGACACCAGTAATATCTGCGTTGTTGATTGCATTAACAACTTGCGTTATAGTTAAGTTTGGACTATTTGCTGTAATTGTGCCACTACTAGTTTCAGTAGTAGTCCCAACTGTGCTAAATCCAACTTCAGCATTTGCTGTGCCAACACTAATTGTTAATGTAAACTCAGTACTTGGTGTTGTAGTTGTTTTTGTAATAGTAAGTCTATTATTACTGTTACTTGCTGTAATATTAGTAATATTTGCATTGTTGATACGTTCAATAATCTCAGTTAAGTTATAAGTCTTAAACACTGTGCCTGTTGTAGTAGAAACAATTGTACTTGTTGCAAACACTGTGCTACTGTTAGCTTGTAGCCAGTCTCTAATTGCTTCTGGTAATGCACTGTCATCCAAGTCAGTTTGTGCACTACTAATGTTTGCTGGAGTTACAGTTTCAGTGCCAGCAATTACACTAGCGGCATTATATGTTGTGCCAATACTCTTGTTTACTAAGTCAACATCACTTGTAATAAGATCATGAAGTTCTGATTGGTAAGATGGAGCCGGACTAGCATCTAACGCTAACAATACTGTAAATTCTAAACCAACTGGCGAATTAGCAAAGTAATCTGTTAGCACTGTTTCCCAAGCTGATTCACTGGAAGACGCAATATATGCTGTTCTAAATGCTTCAATACTTTGTACTCTATTAGTTGCAACCTCTGCCCGTGTTGCAGATGTATTAACGCCAGATTCAAATGCATCAAAGAACATTTGCTCAAAAGCAGCTTGTGCTGTAACATTACTATTAAGAGTTTCTGTTTCATCAAACTCTACAGTTGTATTTTCAATAATTAAAGTACTAGTTGCACTACCTTCAATTTGTGGACTTATAATATCACCAACAATATTAATGTCGTTATAAACTGTACTAGTAGTTGTGCTGTCAAATGTAATAGTTCTAGCGTCTGCACTAGATGACCCTAATATAAGTGTCGAATTATCAGTAACAACGTTAGTATCGCCAATATTAGATGTTCCTGTTTTATTAATAATACCAAATGTTGTAGTATTTGTTGACTGCTGTAAATTTACTGTCGTTCCATCAATAATAAGAGTTTGTCCTGTGTTAGGAATAACCGGAAGTGTAACAGTAGCAGTAGTTTCAATAGGATCATTTGGTTTGGTTAGTCCACTTGTGCCATCAGGATCAAGCATCTCCCAAACACGACCTGCATATATTACTCGATCTTTATATTTGTATGCTGTCTTGTTGTCCCACTGTTTGATATCTTTCCATTCTCCGTTAAAACTATATGCTTCTTTAACTTCGTTAGGGAATTGTGCAAAATCGCTTTTGTTTAGCACACGATAGTCTGTTTCAGTTAATAACGGAAGCCCGGCTGTAACAAAATCATTTGCAAATATTTCTTCTTCTGAAATAGTTGTATAGTTAAACGTTTTTGCTGCTCTAGTTGTAAAATTATTTCCAGGTGTGCCATTAACTAGCAATGGGCTATTAAAGTCTACATCAATGACAATGTCACTTAGTACGTCATTAAATTCTGTTGCACTAAAACGTATAGGCTGTGGATTTGTTTTTAACAAGTCTTTTGTAACTGCAAACTCTAATGTATTTTTGTTACGGATATCACCATAATCTGCTGTTCGTATTGCCCACTCTTCGTGTACTGTTGCAGTTGACATTGTACCAAATAACGCTGTATTACGCATAAATGCATTTAGTGCATGTCGAGTACCTTTATACTTTCGAGTACCTTTAACAAAGTTGAATAGGGTATCATCGTCTAAGCCAACAATATCATTCCATTCAGGCTTGTTGTAGCCAGAATTAAATCTTGCAACATCAACTTGCTGTTGGTTACTTAACGTATTGCCAGGACCATAGTATTGGTCAATCTCATTGGCAACTGTATCAAAGTTAGGTATAACACTGTTTCCATTTATAATGTATCCTGGTGCAAATAATTTACCATTCCAATTTTTACTTCGGCTCCCTCTCCATATAATCCTTTTATGGCGGATGCCAAGAGCTGGATTATAAATTAAATCATCAAAGTTTGACTCATTGTCAATAACCATTACATGTTCTACTTCAACACGATATAATCTAACTCCATATATTTCTGTACCAGCAATTGCTTCTACTATGGTTGTACCATCGTCTTCGCCAATTACATCACGAGTTATAATAAGTTTAGTGTTTAGTATCTGTATGCCAGACTTTCCAACTACATTGTACTGTCCATCAAATTTATTATTGACGTTGCTAAAGTATCCGTTAGATGTTTCGTTAATTTCTATTTTAGTAACACTTGGTATAGCATAGTGTACACCATTTAATTTTGCAGTTTCAGACCAAATAACTGTACTTCCTGCCGCAGTGTTCCATGATGGTTTCCAGCCTTGGCTTTCTAAATATAAACCATATCCAATTATAAATTCATATAAGTCTTGTATAGTATCTAATACAGTATTATAATCTAATGTGCTGGTAGTACTTTCATGATATTTGTATTTGCTAACTCTTGTATTACCAGCATCAACCATTACCACACCAGCATCTCGTTTTGGCTTAAAGTATGTAAATGTTTGTTTAGTGGTATCATAACCTGATATTTGGTAACCATTAGCTGCTTTTGTTATTTTAACAGCACCAAAGAACAGTTCTTCTTTTGGTTGACTTGTGTATAACACAGTGTTAATGTTTTCTTCTGGTACGTTAACACGACCTTTGTCTTGACTACTCTCAAGAATAATCTCTTGGTTATTGCTAATAAATCCGCCAGCTTTGATCATTGGATTAATAGCATAGTTTTCAAAACGCTTACTAATAGTTGATACTGTAGTATTATTATATTGTGCAAAGTTAACTACTGCATTGTTTAATCCAGATATATAACGTTTTGCACCAGAAGCTAATATTACGCTAAATGTTGCAGACCCACTATTAACATTAATTGTTGGTACTGTTTGATAATTTCCACCTGGGTTTGTTACTGCAACTGATGTGACTGCGCCGCCACTTACTGTTGCTTGCAATTCTGCACCGCTACCAAAATTACTAAACACACTAAGAACTGGTGAACTTGTGTATCCGTTACCACCGTCTTTGACATTAACTAGTTCTATAATATTATCACTATAGTCTGAATTAGATAGCTTTACTAACTTATTATTTCCTAACATTAACGTATCTTCATATATACGGTGTTTTGTATCAAAACTTCTTACTGATCTTACTTTACTGCGGAAATAGTCGTTTGTTATCTTTAATGGACGCAATTTAAGTAATGCATAAAATAATGCAAGTTTGTAGTTACTTGTTTGGCGCCAGTTATTTTCAATAGTACCCCAATCGCCAAATACAAATGCACGAGCTGGATCAGACGGCGCTGACACAACATTTGCTGTTACTGGATCGTTTAAAACTCCTCCTGTAGTTACAAGTGTATCTGTTTGCCAATCATAAGCACTATATGTAAATGTTAAATTGTATTTTTTTGGACTCAAAGCTGGATCATTTGTATGACCAGATTCTAACGCAGCAATAAATGCTGTACGCTTAGTTGGGTTTGTCCAACTATAATTTGCATCCCACCATGTAGGTTTAGTGTTATAACCCATCATTTCCCAAGGGTGTGTGTGCGGACGATCGGTATTAAAATAGTATGTGTATAGTCCTCTCCAGCCGCCAATCTTTGGACCTACTGAATTATAATTCCAAGTAAACTTGTCGCTTGCACTGTATTGACTAGCATCATGTAAACTAGTAACATTGTTTTTAGTTTTCCATTTGTTAAAGGTACTACGCAACGCTTCAGTTAAATCTGCCCAATTATATCTGTTTGGGCGACTTGCCAAAGGCATATTCTTTTTGTAGTTTACAGTTGAAACATTATCCAAGTTATTGAATACTCGAGTTTCAAACTCAAATAATACAGCATCTTCAATATTAAAGCCTACTGCATTTCTATTATACAATTCAGTACCCTTGCGAGCGGTTATTGATCCATCGTGTCCATATATTGAATCTGCATCTACTTCAACATTGTACTTGTCTAATAGTCCTAGTTTAACTGCACTAGGTGGAACAAAGCTCGGACTAGTTAGTGGATACCATCTAATTTGAACTAATGCTGAATCGTTACTATCAAAGGTTGGAGTAGTAGTAATAGTTAGTTGATTTTGAGTAAGTGTGTAATCTTGATCTTTTACTAACGCTCTCCATCTAGAATTTCCAGAACCATCATTATCACGTATACTTACTTGTATATGATTTTTAGTGTCTTCATAAGTGTTAACAGTTTGTGGTAAATTAAAAACTGCGCTCATTGATGAAGTCCACTGTCCGTTAAATTCCTCATACTCTTTGTATTTTAACATTTCACTGTTAGCGAAAATGTCATTACGATTTTTACCAATGTTTATACTAGCTAATACTTCGTCCACTAGTGAAATTACACTAACTGTACTGTCGAGAGTATTATGTAACTGTCGTGCTTTCTGTATAAATTGTCGCTTAAAATTGCTGTAACTATCTATTGCAAACTTTAAACTATTAAACATATTAGTATCAATAAACATTGATGTTTGATTTAACAATTCTGTCGAGTATGGCTGTTGACGGATAGTACCACCAAATTCATGTATATGTGGTAAATGTCGATAGTTGTTTACACCAAAAAACTCACCATTAAACCCAGGTATACTTTGCATTTGTTGTTGCATATGAGACAACACATCACCAAAACTAACATCAGTTAGTGGTTCATTTTGTGAATTTAATAAATGTGTGTCAGCAGGCATGTCTGTGCCTTGCTTAATATTGTCGTTAGTGTGCCAAACAACATCAAAAAGATCATCAATTGCAAACCCGCTAGGAATAGTTATTTTGTTATTAGCTAAAGTATATACAGTAAACGGTTCTCCGTTTTTAGTAATTGTCAAGTTATCAGGTATTGAATCACTATTCACATATATCAGACCACTTACAGTGTTATCACTAACAAGTCGGTACATAATTGTTTCATCTACAAACGAGTCAGTTACATTTAGTGTGCGACTATTCCCTGTAGGTGTGCCAAGAGTAACGTTAGTTAATGCTGTGCCATCAGGGTTTACAAATTCTAAATCAGTAATATCAAAAATTGTTGATATAGTATATGTTTTAGTTCTATCAACAAACAATACTGGATTCAATCCGTTTAAACGATGAGGTTCTGCTGTAGCGTGTGTACTATTCCACTGAAACACTTGTATTTTATTATTACGTTTTGATATCTTAAATGTATCAGGTGCTTCAATGTCAGATGTTCCAATATCAATAACAATTGGCTTTGTATCTACTACAGTTTTTTGTATGTGTTTTTTAACAGATTGTTGATTTCTAACTGTTACCCATCCATTATGATAAGAACTATCACTAAGGTTTTTGTAGTAGTAATAACCAGGTATTTCCGAAGAGTTAGATGCATCACTATTTTCTGGAGAATCTGTTGGATTTAAGTTAATATAATTATATCTTTTACTGCCAAGTTCAATGTCAAAACTTAACCCTGGAGTATTACCGTAATCTACATATCTTGGACTAAACCCAAGTGCAGTATCTATATTTGTATTTCCAGTGCCGTAGTTAAAAATGTTATCACCAAAAAAGTTATTGTTTGGATATTTGGTTGCATTATTAAGCAAAGTACTAGAACTATCGTATAGGTTAAATTTAATGCCCATACTACGACTTGTTTTCTGCTGTGCATATGTCCATGTACTACCATTCCAGTACCATTCACTTCCACTATAGATGTTATTGGGATATGTTTCGCCCAATACATTATTGTATCCTATGCGCACATTAACACCAGCATTAGTAGGTATAGTAGTTGAACTGTCTCCGTATAGTTGAGTAAGACCAGTAACAACATTACTGCCGTCTACTTGCACTGTATAGATATTATTACTATAACTAGTGTTTGTTGGGTTTAAAAATAAAATAGTATCATCGTTTTGAAGTGTACGAGCTTGTACTTGTTCCCAATACACTGCATTTTCTATATAGCTAGGGTTTTTACCACTAGTGTGTGTTTTAATACAATTCCAATAACTTGAAACACCATTGCTAACTAATTTAATACTTGTTCCGAACTCATAACCAATATTACTCCATGTTGAAGTAATTGTTTGCTCTGCTAAATTCCAATTAGTAATTCCAATAACTTCAGTAGCTGGGTCATCAACGTTATCAATAATATGTGTAACACTTCCTAATGACGAGTTAGCAAAGTTATATTTTTCAATACCATTTCTAAACGCAATAATTGGACGTACTCCACGAAACTTATCTAGTAAGTAAGTACTCTCAGATCTATTTGGATATTCGCCAGCAGTATACGTTGCAACATACTTTACAGTCTCTTCATGGATCCATAAATTGCGTCTACTCCAAACACTTTGGTCCGGACTTTGGCGTTCTTCAACAACATAATCTCTACTTAATACTTCGTATTCACTAAAATCGTAGTCAGGGTAAACAAAGTCAGTTTCGCTACCATTCCATTGGCTTGGCTCTTGAGTACCATATATAGTATCATTAAACCATACTCTTTTTCCGTAACCAGATGCACCTGTGCCATCAAATTGTCGAGTAAGTTGAATACTAGTACCAACACCATCTACAATATAAATGTCGTCAACTGTATAATCAGTATTACCAGATGTATTAGCACCAGTAAATTTAACTCTCATACCATTTAGCAAACTTAGTTGTTTTCCATTAACTAGTGTTTCTGTTTTGTAATATGGTTTACCAATAATATCAGGTATTGAAATTGGATCAGTAGCAGTTGCTTCAGCTACACAAATTGGCAAGAAGTCTACTAACCAAAAGTAATGATGATAGTTAATAAACATATCATAGTCAATTGGTAAATCTAACGTATACCCTGTTTCGTTAAAAACACGATTTGTATTAGAAGTGTCAACTTCATTATATTTTAACATATCAATTAAGTCGTCATATGTCATAGCTTCAGTAATATTTTGATCTTGATCACGTACTACTGCGCCTGGTACAAATTGATAGTTAGTAGCAAAACGTTTATCAGATACAAACCTATCATTAACTACATTTTTGTTCTGCTGGTCTCCCAAATAATAGTTGACTGCTTCCATACTACCACTTGACATTAATTGTTCAAGTGTGCTATTTAAAAATTTCTTGTTAACTGTAGTTTGAAAAATTGCAGGTAACAAATCTACTGTACTGCGAGTGCCAACATATTCTGAACTTTCACCAGGTCTAGTAGATTTTTTTGCTATAATTGGATTGGCATGGAACTTGCTCATGTAATATTAACTCCGCTATTGGCTGCAATTGATGTAGGATTATAAACTGTACTCTTACTTACCACAATATCACTAGTTGATATAACTGGCAAGAACAATTCGTCGCTGTCACTAATTATTTCAAATAGTGCGTTTGCGTTTGCTTGATTATCCACTGATTGGATATTAATTTGTGCTATCTGACCAACTGTGTTGTTGTGAATAAACGCAGCTAGTTCAGTAAAGTAAAATGTGTCACCAAAGTCCCAACTATCAATACTAAAGTATTGGTTAATTAGGCGGATTACTTCTTGTTTAATTTCAGTATCACTAAGTGTACAGTTTGTAGTTTTAGTTACATTGAATTTTGCTTGTAGTTCACTACTAGCCAAGTTTCCAAAGAGTATTTTATACTTAACTGGTCTATATATAACTTGATCACTAATTGACTTTTTGTTGTCTAAACTTTTAAATAAGTCATTTAATGATGAGATGGTAGGAGAGTTTGGCTTAGTATATGCTCTGCCGTCAAATCTTGCCCACGTTCTAAAGCTATTTTCATATGATGTTAGCAGTACGTATGTATCAATAATATTTGTAGTTGCTGGATCAATAACTTGATTTACATCAGCAATTCGTGTATACTTACTTGATAGTCCACTGCGTCCAGTTACTGATGTACCACTATTGGCATTATGTACTGTATATGTAAACCCATCAACTACTTTATCATCTATAGTAATTGTTTCATTGCCAACAATGTCATGGAATGCACTTGGATTTACTGGAAACCCATCGTTTGTTGGACTTGACAATGTTAACCTAATTTTGTTAGGATCAGTGTATCCATCTGGGTATATAAAATATCCAAATGCATTCATAGTATTGTCTGTTCCAATCGGTAAACTATTTGATTTACTTTTTGCATTAATTCCTAGTATCTTAATGTTATCCATACTTGGTTTTAGTGTTTCACTACTAAATGTCTCGGAAAAGTTTAAGTTAGCAAATTTAATTTGTTCGTCACTACCAAATACATAACGAGTTTTTCTTGTTATAATTTCCCATTGTGATGAGGTATAATTTAGTCTTATAATCCAACTGTTGTCTAATCCTGTGCCGTTTGTGTCGCCTTCGTATGTTCTGCTCCAGCTACTTGGGTTGTTGTTTGTAATTGAGCTAGTAGTCAAATCACTACCATCAACTATTGCCCACGCTTGGGTTGCAGCATCAAAGCGTAGCCCAAAACTATTTTTGTTTGTAATACGATTAAGTACATCTGTTTTAATTGCACTTGTTAAATCTTTAGCCCAACTTGGTAAAATGCGTTTAATTCTTGCACCACTTGGAATGACTCCATTAAGTGTAATACTTCCACGGCCAATCATGTCAATACCTGTTGACGTACCAACGTTGTTGTCAATTCCTAAACCGTCATTATAAATTCCAGTTACTCTTACCCATTGTGTATCTGCACTCGATACTTCAGCCGTTGCAGATGCGCCGGTTCCGCCACCACCGCTAAGTGTAATGCTTGTTGCACTGTCATAATTTAAGCCAGCATTTGTGATAGTGATACTAATTAATGTTCCACTACCATCAAGGTTTGCAACACCAGTAGCGCCTGTGCCAGCGCCTGCTATTGTAACTGTTGGTGCTGTAGTATATCCACTACCAGCAGAGGTAACTTTGATAGTTTTAATATATCCTATTTTATATGGAGGAGTCACAAACTCAATAATTGAGTTTATGTCAATTTTATCCATGGGCGCAACGCCATTAGTTTTAACTCGCTGTATAGTACTTGTATCGTCAGTTAAGTATCCTGTACTTGCATTTGCCCCTTTGGTAACTTGGTTCCAACGGAATGTATTTGATGCACTGCCGTCTGTATTGTAGTAAACAATATTAGCAGTTGTATTAGTATATTGGTCTGCTGGTGCATATGCACCGTCTGGGCCATAATACTGTCTATCATAAAAGAAGTTTTTAACTTCTGGGTTGTCTAATAGTGGTTTAATAAATCTACTATAAGTTTGTTCACTATTTAAATTTGTTGGTAAGCTAACCACACTACGTGCCGCAATACCTTCTTTATAAAGATATCCATCATCTAAAAACTGTATAGCATCACTATAACTGCCAGTTGGATCATTAAAGTCTCTAAATCGACTGTGTCCACTATGTACACGGTTAACACTTTTAATCTTACGAATATTTTCACTTACTGTTAGTGGGAAAATACTATAATCTTCTGCTGTTACCAATCTATCTTGTGTACTAAAAAATCTTCCAGCATTGTCTTTAATACTTTGCAAACTTTCACGTTGGCTAGCGTTGTTTACTCTAGATTTTAAACTAGCACTAAGAACAGCACGATATGTGTTTCCGTCACTTCCTGAATAATTAAATGAATACGAAGTTGATCCAAAACTTTCTGGATTAAGTGTATAACTACGATTTAATCCAGTTCTATACCAAACACGAATAATACCACGTGGTACATTTCCAAATAATCCATCACCAAACACAATACTAATTTTGTCGTCTTCTCTACTTGATACAGTATAGATGTTTCTAAAGTTATTGTCAAGATTGTTATATATTGCATTCAGACCAAAAATTCGATCAACTTGATTCCAATTAGACATTACTTTTCCAATTTCATCAACAGTCTGTACCCAAATGTTTCCATTAGCTACATTGGAGTCTTCAATATCAAGAACAAGATTTGGCAGGCCTTCAGTAATATTAAAGTCTTTAAAATTCAGTACACCTTGTTTAAATCCTAAAAAGAATCCAGTGTCTGGACTACTAAATCCGCCATTGTCATTTCTATATAATATATCAAGTGCACCATATGGATCAGGTGTTTTTTCTTGAATACGATTTGCAACACTGTTGTGATACACACTGTGTGCACCAAATACTGCTCGTGAACCAGAAATACTTCCGTTAAATTCATATGATGGTTCAACACCTACACTAGTTGTTCTATAAACTTCATTTGTGATACCATCACGAACACTTCTACTAAATGGTGTACCAAACTGATTACTACTACTAAAAATACTATTCATTACAGTAATAAAGTTTTGATAAAACACTGGATCAGTAACATCTTCAAATTGTAAATCAACGTTTGCAAGACTATTGCCGTCCACATCATACACTGTTTCAGTTGTCTTTATGCTATCAATTTTTAAATATCCACTGGCTACTACATTACGTGTTGGGTTGTATCCAAGGAATTCAGCAATACGGAGGGCACTGTCTCTACGTTCTGCTGTACTTAAATAATTTTCACGTGAGTTAAGATCATTACGGAATGCTAAGTTGTGTCCCAAAAATGCCATAAGTTCTAGTAAACTTGTAAACTCACTTGAGCTAATCCAGTCATTAAAATTTTCTGGGTAGTTGGTATCTATGTACTCTACCATTGCATTTTTAATAGTGTCAAAGTCGTATGCTTGGAAGTTTGCTTGTGCAAAACTTTCATAGACTACACTAAAATCTTCAGCAGCAAATAAACTGCTTTGTCTTGCGCCTTGTGCCATTATGTTATCTCACTTGTGTATGTTAAATATAGCTCTTCAGCTAAACCAGTGTCATCGTAGATAACACGTACTCGTATATCTAATTGATGATCTGTTGGTTTACTTAAATTTAATTCGCTAAAAATCCATCTTGGGTCGCTGTCAATAATGTTTTGTACATCATCTCTTGCTAACTGTTCAGTAGCTGCATCCAAGGGTTCAAAAATTAAATCAGGTAATATTGATCCAAAATTTGGATTCATTACTCTTTCACCCTTGCGAGTATAAAAGTGATTTAGTAAGTCACGAAGAGCTAAGTCCTTGTCAGTAAGGACTGAGTTAATGTTTTTACTATCAATTGTGCTATATCCAACGTATGTAACCATACTCATATTTATAGCAAAATTAACTGCTACTTTTTAAATTTTAGTAGTAAATCTAATGATATCACCACTATTAAGTGATTTTGTTATAGTAATGACATTATTAAGTATTGTAAAGTCGAAAAAATGCTGAATCGCTTCTCCATTAACTTCTACTTTGAGTTTTTCTACTGGATCCATGCTTGGACTACCATTAATTGTAAAAACATTACTACTACCATATGTAAATTGGTCAACAACTAATGTACTGTTGTATTGTTTTGCAATAGTACGTTTGATACCTTCTGGGGTATTTGGGAGGAACCTTAGTGTTTCAGCATAGTATGCAAATCGTGCTCTATCCAAATCTTCTCCGCCAAGCAATCCAATTTCGTTTTTATCACGCATTTGGAATATGCCAGTTTGTCTGTGCCAACTACGTGACTTTGATTTACCATAGTCACTTAACCGTATGATTGCGGATACCCGTGTACAGAACTTTCGATTAAAGTTACTGCGTTTAATTATACTAGCAAGTGAGTCCCAATCGCCGTCAACAATATAATCACGTATTTCATATAAACCTTCATTAGCAGTTACTTGTAGGATATCACCATTAATAATGTAATAAAGTAGCAACCCATCATATACACACTGTGGTATACTAGTTAGTCCAAATGCTTTTAGTTGTTTAATCATGCTACGTTGATTTTTTTGAAAATCAGCTATCCAAATATCATATGCTTCTTGTTCAGTAATACCACGTTCGGCGCCAGGAATACTGTAACCAGTTTTATTATATCCAATATACCTTGACATATTAAGTGTAACCAGGATTATTTTTTCACTGGCAGATATAGTATTAATATCTAGCTCAACATTCCAGTCATCGTCTTTGGTGACAAATTCTTCCCAATCTGTTTTAAATTTAGATAACATATTCATTGTTACTGCGGACCTCCTCTATCTCGATTCGAAACTGGCGGTCTCCTGCCTTCAAAGGTTGGTGCTGGTGGCGATGCCGCTGGTGCTGGACCCACATTGGTGAGATCTATATCAGTAGCAGATGTTTGCGCACTTGAAGGTGCTTGCGCAGCTACTTTACTTCCTTGTGCACTATGGCCGCCCCAAGGCTCGTGCTCTGGAACTCTTGGATTAATACTTTCTTTTACTGAACGGTTTATACTTAAACTGCCACTAGTAGGTCCAACTGCGCCTAATGCTGTGGGACCATTTAAGTCCAACATACCATCTGTACTAATTCTACCAAATCCACTAGCTTTAAGTTGTAAATTAAGATCAGTTGTTAGGCGTATATCTTTATTTGCTTTAAGTTGTATTGGACCAGTTGCTGTTTCTGCCTGTATTCCTGCAGCCCCTCTAGCTTTGATATTAAATGTGTCAGCATCCATGTTGATATCACCATCAGCATAAAAATTAAAATCTTCTTCTGCATGATAACTTACACTGCCAGCGGCATATACATCAACATTTCCATCACTGTCTAATTGCATCCAACTAGTACCTTTTTGGTTTGTTATGTACACAATACCTGCACTATCATTAAATAACATCTGTGCTCCGCCTGCACTACGTAGGCGCATTAAGTTATCTTGACCTTCTTCACGGGATTGATCAGGTACGTAATTTTCACCTTCTTTAAACGCAACTGTGCCGTCGTCCATTACAAAACTATGACCTGCAGGCGTTAAAAACCCAGCTACATTTGACGGAGATTCTCTTCTAGCACCACTACTGCCAATTCCTCGTACTGGATCTAATCCAGTGCCTTGTTCTGCAACTGCATTTCCAACTGGATGTCTAGGTCTACTATTACCTGTTTGTTTTGTGCCTGGATCAATTGATGGTCCTACACTGTCTTCATCTTTTATTTGACTTGCAGGTAAACCAGGAATTGCACCATTACGACCAACTACTGGCAGTGACCCAAGAAGAAATCCAACTGGATCATCTCCAGTAAATGCAACCAAAACTTCAGTACCTGGTCCAGGCGGCGGGAATGTTGATCCGTAATTTACGGAAGTATCACCGTTAGCTATTGACCCACCAAATGGAGACACATTTCTAACTTTAGTAAATTTTTGTCTATCATCACGTGTTTCTGTCTCACCAAATTTATTATTATTAACTAAGCTAACATATATTGATTGTCCATAATCACCGTCTGCAGCATCAATAACTTTACCCACATATACTCCAGTGGGCATTGAAAATCCAGAACGAGTGCCACTATCGAATAATGCTGGTACACCAATTGAATCCCTGTTGGTATTAGTTGGTCTATTTCTTTCTTTGTTTGACATTGTATTCCTTAACTGTTATACATATTTACTAACCAATTTGGCGCTGGATGTGATACTGTGCGGCCACTGCCACCCCAATATGCTCCCCGAGATGGCGCTACACTTGACCCAATTCCTGGTGTTCTTGCAATATCATAATGGTGAGTTGTTCCACTCATATATAGCTCTCTGCCAGTTCCTTGAGTTGGATTAGCTATACCAACACTTGGTGTTAATCCTGCACTTCGAGTTTCATTTAAAAATGCCTGAGTATAGTTTTGTATGATAGCAAGATCTCTAGGATTCTCTACTGATAACAGTCTAGTGCCATCATAAAGACTAATATCTGCTGCATATCCATTATGTCTACCACTGCCCCCAGGACCTCTATTACCGCCCTGTGGTGATATGACACCAGTTACACCAGCTGCGGCAGCCGCATTTTCCAAAGCAACTAATAGTCTACTATCTATATTTGATGTTGATCCAGTGGTATCATTACTGCCAGTTATAGTGCCAGAATTAGTTCCCCTTGCAGTAGGATCAAGAATAGCACTTGTGTCTTCATTTCCAGTGCCAGGTACATTATTTGGTTGTGCATCTATGACATCATTGGGATTAT